ACAGGACAAGAACACATGAAACCAAGTCACCCAAAAATTAGGCAGCTATTGCATCAATACCAAGACGGCCTGACAGCAAAAGAAATATCTGAACGGCTAGAAAAAAGACACGACACAATTTATGCTGCGCTGCAAAATATGCCGGATACTTACATAGATAGATGGCTAGAGGCCCAGCAGCAGTTGCCGCCACAAGCCGTATGGTGCGCTGTAGTGCCGCCCGAAAATTGTCCTAAACCCAGACCAAAAAATGTCAGACCTACCCAACTTCGCCGCGTGGAACCACGAAACCTTAGCGAAATTCGCTTTGGAAGCGTACTTACGAATGCAAGCCCAGCAGGAAGCTATTGAACAACTGCGGGGCGATCTGAAGGACGCTATGCAGCTAGTAAGGCAACTTCAGCAACCCGGCGCTTGACTAGCCCAGGTAGCACCCGACCACCGCCTTTAGTCCAAAGCATCAATTGTTCTTTGGCACCATCCCAATCCTGCGCGTTAATCTTGCGCTTGAGGGTGCTTGTCTGCAAACGACCTGTGCCTAAGTTGTAAGCAAAATCAACAATGGCGTTGCACTTGCGCTCGTCCGTCAGCAGGGTGGGGCACTGGCGCAGGACGCCAGGTAGGTAGGTGTGGTGCAATTCTTGGAGCAATAGCGCAGCAGCGTCCGGCTCAGACATTGACGGGTCAGTCAAAGCCACCTTGCGCCCGTCGGCATAGTAGGTGCTGCCATAGCCAATCGTAGGGACACCGGCAGGGCAGAGGTAGGGCTTAGACCTGTAGCCCTCAAACTGTTTGCACAGCGCGGCGGCTATGTCTAGTTTCATATATGGTTCCAAGTACTTCTGCGACGTATATCCGAAACAGTAGTCTGCGGCAATCCATACTTAGCCATTAATTTAGAAAGCGTAAGCGTTTCTTCACGAATAGCTTTAACTATATCTTCTGTAACTTTTGCCCTTGGGTTATTTTCCCCGCTGCGGTCATTAAAGCGCCCTTTTTTAGCACAGTCAGCCATGTTTATTTTTGGATTTCCAATAAATAAGTGCGCAGGATTAACGCATTTACGGTTATCGCAGGTATGGCACAAGTGTTGTACAGAACCCGCTAACTTCCCATGTGTTAATTCCCAAGCCATACGGTGCGCTCTTTGCATAATGTAGCGCCCAGTGCCATCACCCCTTGGCACTCCAAAGTTGCCATATCCTATTGTGTCTAACGATGCTTGCCACTCCCAGCAATCACTTGGATTGCGTTTGTCTACTTTTGACCAAAAGCGCTCCTCCATAGACCCACGAACATAATTAAACGCTTTACCCATTACAGACCTCGTTTAGCCAAAGACCTGTCGATCATCCAATAATTTATAACTCCTGTCAATAGGGCCATGTCATCAGAACCCCAAGATTTTGCAAGCACTTCAGTTAACGCTTGTCCGTGATAATACGTAAGTATCATTGCCGCCATCTTTGCTGCGCCGTACATTACTAGTAAGTAATACGTCATTACAGGACGAACAGATGCAGACAGACTTGCCGCCCAGCCACCGGCTTCTTTAACCATGTCGGCCTGCTGCTTAATGGCGCTGTTGAAGGCATCCATTACCCCAGCGTCCACCGTGGCTTCGCGCTGCGCCCCAATCTCAGCCAGCTTCTGATTGCTTCGCAAAGTTTCCAATTGGCACTGCTGCTCAAACATTTTCAACTCATGCTGCCGCTCATTCTTTTTATCAAAGAATTTCATTACTTCCGGTGCAAGCCGGAATAAGCCTCCAAGCAGGGAGCCAAAGATACCGCCGCCAAGTAATTCAATCATTTTTCTCTCCCTCTTTTTTATCTAAGTTAAACAGCTTAAATTCTTCTTCATACACCTTAGTTTTGCGCGGCATCTTGCTTCTCAAAATTCCAATCTCTATTTGTTGCTTGAGATTTTTAATTGTGCTATCTAGTTCAGATTTAGCCACTAATTGCAATTGCATTGATTTTATTGTTTGTATCTCTTTATCTTGGTTTACTACCAAAGTTTTTAATTCGTTCAAATTATTCCATATCGTCCACGAAGCCCCGCCAATACTTGTCGCCAACACCAACAGCGCGGGTGGCAACACTTTATCCACAAACCAGTTTTCAGCCATGCCTAGATTCCATAAATTTAGAGTACACAATCAGACAAAAACCTGCGTCCTTAACAATCCATGTCGGAAAGTAAAAATCAATTGGATAGGTTCCAAATTGCAAATAGTGTATTGACCGGAACGTCTGCACGCCAAGCCCAAGGCAGAGCAGCAAAAAGCCAATGCGGAAAACCTTGTCTTGTTCCTGCCAGTGGCGGCGGTGAATGAGAATGATCGAGGCTACCATTGCTAGGGCGCTAAAACCCATCACCAGCAGCAACCAAAACTCGACCATCATGCGGCTCATTTTTTGTCACCTTTAACGGCATCCTTCAATTCCAATATGTCTTTATCTTCGTATTTTTCAAAGAAATTACGCAAGGCGTTTAGAGTAAAGGGCGCTAGTGCGCCTATGCTTACCCCCACGAAAAGCACCATGTCTGCTTTGGTCTGGTCAACGCCAAGCCAGATCAGTATCGCGCCGCCAGCCGTCAGCGCAAGTGTGATTGCAATGGCCGTGCTTATCATCGCCGCCGCGATAATGCCTTTGTGCCGAATGAACTTGGGTTGCCACATCACGTTCATGATGCTTACGCCAGCCAGCGCACCGATAGCCAACAATATTTTGTTAAGCGTGTATTGAGAAAAGTCGAACATTAAATTCCTTGGCATGGTGTGAGGTTGATTGTTTGCTGATCCATTATGGTGCTAATCTGTTTGCGGATGCCTTGCTGGGGGCCAAAGCGTTAAAGTTAACTGACTCGGCCACTTTCTTTTTAAGCGCAATATTTTGGGCAATTTCTGCCGCTGTTTGGGCGCCAGGAAAACGAATTGCAGACAAAGCATCAAGCCCACGCAAAACAACATTGCCGGTATTAGACCAATTGACTGCCCTTGGGTCTTTGACTAAAGCATCTTGCACGGTTGCTTTTAAATCCATCAACTTATCGCGGCCAGCTTTGCCGTACATATATTGCAACTTACCTTCACGATCCAATTGTTCAATAGAAGTCTTTAACTTTGCAAATGACAATTCGCCACTAGCGTTTTTGGTCAATTGATCTTTAAGGTGCTCAATTGTTTGGCCTTGCAATTCTTTATAGGCTTGCTGACCTTCTGGGCCAGCCTTTTTTAATAGCTTGGTGACGGTTCGCATTTCTTCCAAACTACCGTCCAAAACAACGTGCTTGAACACATCATCAAGCGCCACTGCACGGTCAGCGTAACCGCCTTTAGTGCCAAGTAATTTAGCAACGCGATAGGTGTCTTCAAATTCTTTACCAAGTTGGTTGCGTTGCGCCCTAGCCGCACGATACAAATCACCACCAGTTCCTTCTGTGACTTCATTAATAATTTTTTTGATGTCACTCATAAAAACACCAGATGGATCACCTTTTTTGCCAAGTTGTCCAGCAACTTTATATAAATTTTCAAGATCATCAATGGTAACTTGACCATTTTTAGCAGTTTTTAAAACTTCTAATTTTGCTTTAATTGAGTTAATTTCTGGAACAGCGATTGCTTCTGGTTGAACAAATGTCAAATATTGATCTAGTTTTGTGGTGTCAACTACTTGTTTTGTTTCGCCAGAATCCCTTGCAAGTTGGTAGGCTTGATCTACTTTTGTTTTTTTAGCGTCAAATGCATTAACCATAGCCTTGTCAACAATGGTGCCTATTTGCCTAGCATTTGCTGGGTCAGCAAACTCAGCACCAGTTTCACCAGCCAATCTTTCAAACTGGTCAACAATTGCCTTTTTTTGTCCTGCTTTAAATTCAATTAAAGGTTTTCCAAGTTGCGGATTTTGTTTAACAATGTCAGACTCAAATTGCTGCAATCCAAGCTCTGGCACTTGCTCACCTTTGGTCAATGGAATGTTTTGGCGTAGCGCCCGTTCTTGGCGCAAAGCAGCAGCCGACGTTTCAGCGGCGCCCATACCAGGCATGACGGCAGCAGGCTCACGTTGCAATGCAGAAACCAATAAATTTTTTGCAGGCGCAACTGCTTGAGCTC